ACAGCCTTTTAAAAGTTATAGGCAGAAAGGACATTTCTATGGCAGTCACAGGCAAAATTGACCGTAAATATATGGCTCATTATATCGATGCAGGTTCCCTCTGTGGAGGACTGACACCGAAGTATGAGCGTCTTGGAAAGGATCTGGAAGAATACAATGTAGACCTCAATCCAGATACTGAAACTTCTAAAAACATTCTCGGAGAATCCACGTTTAAACATAATGGCTACGAAGCTTCTTCTGACGCTGATCCGTTCTATGCAGACACTACTTCTGATCTGTTTACAGCATTGCAGAAGATTGTAGATGGACGTCTCAAAGACGACAACCTCAAAACAAAAGCAGTTGAAGTTCATCTCTGGACAGAAGCCACGGCAGGCAAGTATGAAGCATACCAGCAGGACTGCTACGTTGTACCGACCTCCTACGGCGGTGATACATCCGGCTATCAGATTCCGTTTACTGTGAACTACGTTGGTGAGCGTGTAAAAGGAAAATTTGATATCAGTTCCGGTACATTCACAGCCGACAGTGAATAAACACATATACAAGGAGGACATGCTAAATGGCAAAAATAATTAACACCAAAATTGATGATGGAATTCTCATTTTTACATTCACAAATAACAAAGACGAAGTTTTTTCCTCTTTCAAACTGAACCCGACGGATATCAATGTAGCAGCACGCGCAGAGGAACTGACAGAATATTTTGAACAATTCAAAGATTCTATTCAGAAAGTTACTTCCGGAAAAGAAATGGCAGAGTTAAATAAACAGCTCGAAGATAAGATCAACTATCTGCTTGGCTACGAAGCATCAAAAGACCTGTTTAAAGAACCAATTACCGCAACAACTGTATTCGGTAATGGCCAGGTATTTGCTTATATCGTTCTGGACAAGATCGCAGAAGCAATCGCACCGGAAATTGAAAAGAGAAAAAAGAAAATGCAGGCAGCAGTTAACAAGTATACGGAGAAATATGAAAAATGACCGCCTATGAGCTTCCCACCTCACTGAACATAAGTGGGGTGGATTTTTCTATCAGAACGGATTTTCGAGCAATCATTGATATTCTCATTGCGCAGAATGATCCAGAGTTAGACGAACAGGCAAAAGCAGTTGTTATGTTGCAGATTCTGTTCGAGGATTGGCAAAGCATACCCTCAGAACATCTTGTAGAAGCTTGTCGGAAAGCTTGCGAGTTTATTGACTGTGGTCAAGTTGACGATAGTCCGAATAAACCCAAACCTCGCTTGATGGACTGGAAACAAGACGGAGATATGATCGTTCCGGCTGTAAACAAGGTTGCTGGTAAAGAAATCAGAGCCGTTCCATACATGCACTGGTGGACGTTCTTTGGATACTTTATGGAATCCGGTGAATGCCTTTTTAATACAGTGGTTGGGATCCGTTCTAAAAAGGCGAAGGGCGAAAAGCTCGATAAATGGGAAAAGAAATTCTATCAAGAGAACAAGAACATTATTGATATAAAAACACGTCTCAGCGATGAGGAGCAAGCTTATAAAGATAAGCTGAATGAGATGTTGAACCTCAAATAGTTAGGAGGTGGACACATGGCTGCTGATGGCTCAATTATTATTGATACCAAGCTTGATACATCTGGAATTGATAATGGAGTATCAAGGATTAAACAGTCATTTAACAGCCTTGGTAGTGCTGTAAAAAAAATCGGTCTACTGATTGGTGGGGCTTTTGCAGTTGGTAAGTTAGTACAGTTTGGAAAAGAGTGCGTTGCCCTTGGTTCCGACCTCGCAGAAGTTCAGAATGTGGTCGATGTTACATTTACCACCATGTCGGATAAGGTCAATGAATTTGCAAAGAATGCAATGGTCTCAGCCGGACTGTCAGAGACAATGGCAAAAAGGTATGTTGGTACGTTCGGAGCAATGTCTAAGTCATTCGGATTCTCAGAGGCACAGGCTTATGATATGTCAACGGCTCTGACACAGCTTACTGGTGACGTAGCATCATTTTACAATATCAGTCAAGACTTGGCTTATATCAAGCTAAAATCAGTGTTTACGGGCGAAACAGAAACGCTCAAAGACCTCGGCGTGGTAATGACCCAGTCGGCACTTGACCAATACGCACTTGCAAACGGCTATGGCAAAACCACATCTGCCATGACCGAACAGGAGAAAGTTGCTCTCCGATTGGCTTTTGTGCAGAAACAGTTATCAGCCGCATCTGGAGACTTCATTCGTACTTCTGACAGCTGGGCGAACCAGGTGCGAGTGATGCAGTTGCAGTTGCAGTCTCTCAAGGCAACAGTCGGACAGGGATTAATTAATATTTTCACACCTGTTCTGAAAATAATCAATATTTTACTTGGTAAACTGGCAACTCTGGCGAATGCTTTCAAAAGCTTCACAGAGCTTATCACTGGAAAGAAATCTTCTGGTCAGATAAGTGGAAGTGGAGCAGGTCTTGCAGGAACAGACGTGATTGCAGATACAGCAGATCAGTATGGACAGGCTGCGGATAATGCAGAGAAATTGGCAGATGCCAATAAAGATAATGCAACAGCTACGAAAAAAGCAAATAAAGAAACAAAAAATTATCTTTCTTCATTGGACGAAATACACAAAGCCACATCTACAGGTAGCAACTCATCGTCCACGCTATCTCCATCTGGCGGAAGTGGTGGAGCGTCTGGAGGATTATCTGGAGCAGTAAACAATGTGGATTATGGCAGTTTAGCAGAGGGAGAGACAAAACTTGATAAAATCAGCGATTCTGCTAAGAAGCTTGCAGATACGCTAAAAAAACTTTGGGAGCCATTTCAAGAAGCTTGGAAAAAAGAGGGAAAAGCCACTATAACGGCGGCGAAGACGGCATTTTCGAGTTTGGGAAGTTTAATTGCAAGTATTGGAAGCAGTTTCGCCACAGTATGGACGAATGGAAGCGGTGAAAAGTCATTAACTACGACTTTAAAGATTGTGCAGAATCTATTCAATACTATTGGAAATTTGGCACAGGCATTTAAAACTGCGTGGGAATATGCTGGAACTGGGACAAGTATTATTCAAAATATATTTGATATTGGAAATAGCATTCTAGGAACTATTGAAAGAATAACAGGTGCGACAGCAGATTGGGCTAAAACCCTTGATTTTACACCACTATTAACATCAATCAATACGCTCCTACAAAATTTACAGCCACTAACAGATAACATAGGAACCGGGCTTGAATGGTTCTGGAATAACGTTCTTTTGCCAATTGGATCCTGGACAATCCAAGATGCAGTGCCGACATTTCTACAAATGCTATCAAGTGGGATTACTGTTGTAAATTCAGTTATTGAAGCTCTTCAACCTTTGGGTGGCTGGCTATGGGACAATTTTTTGCAGCCATTAGGCCAGTGGACGGGTGATCTCGTCATTACTGCCATGCAGACTTTATCTGATTTACTGGATAGGTTTAGCACATGGATCCAGAACAATCAAGAACTTGTTCAGAACGTTACAATTGTGATTGGTAGTTTTTTCGCAGCGTTTGAACTTCACAGCATTATTAGCGGTGCAGTGACAGCGGTAACGAATTTTGTTGGACTGATTACTGGAGGCGGTGGATTGCTAGGGGCACTAAGTTCTGTTGTTGCTGCCCTAGGTGGTCCTGTAACAATTGCAATTGGTGCGGTAATTGCCGCTGGAGTGCTTCTGTGGCGAAATTGGGACAGTGTAAAAGAAGCTGCCAGTAAATTAAAAAAATGGGTTGTTGACAAAACAGTAGCACTGAAAAATGAGGCAGTGGAAGCATTCGAAAAGCTAAAAACAAATGCTGGAAATGCTCTTAAAGCGCTTCGCGATGACGTAAAACAAAAATGGGAAACGATTAAGTCTAAATTTTCATCTTTTTCGACTTGGTTGAGTGGTGTCTTTAATACGGATTGGACGGAGCAATTCGGTATATTTGGCGGCGTTTTAAACGGATTTTTCAAATCTGCAAAGGATGTGATTAAAGATGTTAAAGAAATATTTAAAGGGTTAAATACATTTGTCAGCGGCGTTTTTTCGGGGGACTGGTCTAAAGCCTGGGAAGGTATAAAAACTATTTTTTCAAACGTATTTAGTGGGTTGGCAGACATTGCAAAAACTCCAATTAATGCAATAATAGGAGGATTTAATAGTGTTCTGGGAGTTGTAAATGGACTAATTAGCAAACTCAACAACCTTAAATTTAGAATAACAGTGCCAAACTGGATTCCCGGAATCGGAGGCTCCTGGTGGGGCTTTAACGGCTTTAGCATTCCAACAATAGGGACGATTCCAATGCTTGCAAGTGGTGCGGTTATCCCACCTAGATCAGAGTTTCTTGCAGTCCTTGGAGACCAGAAAAATGGTCGCAACTTGGAAGCACCAGAAGACCTGTTAAGACAGATCGTAAGAGAGGAAACCGGCGGAAATCAGGGTGGTGGTGGAAATTACAGATTTACAGCGCAGTTGAACCGCAGAACGATATTTGATGAGATGATTGACGAAGCAAAGTTAAGGCGTGATGCAAGCGGTACGAATCCGTTTGAGCTGGCATAGGGGGGTGAGAACATGGCATTTTCGATAAGCAAATCAATAACTGATAGATACAAGATAAATGGGCTTCTCATCCCTCAGCCAGATGAGGACATGCAGTGTAATTTTGAGACCACCTATTCAGAAGGAAGTAACCGAACTCAAAAAGGAGTTGCGCTAATAACTCCACTTTTTACAGTTATGCAATATAGCTATAAAGCCACCAATGTGCCAGTTGATGAGAAATCAACTAATCTGGTAAATGCAATTATTAAAGGAAAGCCATTCATTTTACATCACTGGTTAGCACACAAAAATGAATGGCGTTCAGAAAAGTTTTACGTGGGAAAAATGAATTACAACATAAAACAAGTTGGGGAATACTATTCCGAAATATCATTTAATATGCAGGGGGTGAATCCACTTGATTAATGTATCAAACACTTTTAAAGAAAAGTTGCAAGATGGTGAGCAAGTAATTGAAATCGTGGAGATCGCCTTTTCTGACGGAACGAAAAAGACACTTGAAAACGAGATTATGATCGGCAACAATGAATTTTCTGATTGTGCGGAGAGCAGCAGCTTCCCGGTCGGCGCTACAGTTTGCAAAACAATGAAGCTTGAACTGGACAATACAGAGGATCAGTGGAAAGATTATAATTTCTATCAAGCTAAAGTACATGCCTATTTGAAGCTCCAGACTTCCGTAGCAGAACCAGCCAGTGAATCAATTTGGATGGATGATTTTTACGAGCCAATTCTTGATACTGATGGAAACAGCATAGTTCTGTCCAGAGCCGCGTCGGAAGACCGATACGAGACGATTGATAAGGGCGTCTATACAATTACCACGCCAGAGCAATACGGTGAAATATTGAGCTTTACGGCGCTTGATGATATGTACAAGACAAATGCTAAATATTATAGCGCTTTGACGCTTCCACAGCCGATTATGGCGCTGGTAAGAGACGCTTGCGAGAGTTTGAATATCCCTATGGGGGTTTCATCTATGGCGCATGGAAATGTAGTTGTCACAGCGCTCCCTGACAATATGACATTCCGTCAGCTGATCGGATGGGCGGCAATGTTGGAGACAGCAAACGCCAGAATTGACAATAGAGGGTATTTGCAATTTATAAAATGGAATTTTGGAGCTGTTGAAAACGGCTCCTTAGTTCCAATTAAATTAGAGGATTATGTGAATAGTCCAACTCTTTCCAGTGGTGATATTGTAATTACTGGAATCAGAGTAAAAAACAAAGAATCAGAATCCCTGTTTGGAACTGCTGGATATGTGCTGGAGTTAGAAAACAATCTTCTGTCTGACAGTGACCTTGGAACTGTAGCGGCATGGATTGGCGGTAATATGATCGGGGCCAGATTCCGAAATCTGCAAGGGGATCTGATTTATAATCCTCTGTTAGAGTTTGGCGACATGGCATATAGCTTTGATCGGAACGGAAATAAATATCTTACACCGATTACTGATGTATCATCTCCGTTAAATGGCATTACCACTGTAAAAACACAGGCAGATGATCCTATTCGGAACAGCAGTGCATATATGTCAGCAGCTACAAAAGCACTGGTAGAAGCAAGACAACTTGTTAAGGACGAGCGCACAGAGCGCGAAAAAGCCGTTGAAAGGCTTAATAATACACTGAAAACTTCTGGTGGTTTATACATGACTGTAGAGCCACAGGATGATGGTAGCAATATCTATTATGCACATAATAAGCCTACACTGGAAGAATCTGATATTGTATGGAAGTTTACGGCAGAAGCAATCGGCATTTCCATGGATGGAGGAAAGACATATCCTTATGGATTAAATATTAATGGAGAGCTTATTGCAAGGCTTCTGTATGCAGAGGGAATCAATGCAAGTTATATTAATGCCGGTGCGTTAGTTGTTCGTGACGCAAATGGGAAGGTTATCTTCTCAGCCGATATTGATAATAACCAGATTGTTATTGACGGCGCATCTGTGCGAATCGGTGCATCGCCTTTGGATGGACTGTTAAGCAGCATGCAGGGGCAGATTGATGGGAATATAAACACCTGGACAGGAACCTCAGCGCCTACATTGAGCAATTATCCAGCTAACGAATGGCTGGACGACACCGAAATGAGCAAGCATGTCGGAGATATTTACTATGATGGTAATAGCCATGCTTACCGATTTGTAAATGAGGGCAATGGGTATTATTGGAAACAGTTGAAAGATACGGACGTTACAAAGGCACTGAAAGACTCTGAAGACGCATTAGCAGCGGCTAAACAGGCGCAGGAAGCGGCAGCTCTTGCCAAGAACATGACATTGCAGCTAAGCAATGAATACCAGGGCGTTTCTGTTGACTCTGATGGAAATTACGAAACGTTTCCGAGCAATGTGACTACACAAGCCGTCGTAATGTACGGAACGCAGGATATTACATCTGATTGTAAATTTACAATTATCAAATCAGATAGCGTAACAGGATCCTGGGACAATTCAACTAAGACATATACGGTAACAGCATTATCTGCTGACGATGGATGGGTAGATATTAAGGCAACGTATATCAGTGTTTTATCAGTAGTTAAAAGATTTTCGCTGGCTAAAATTTACGCTGGCAAAAATGGTATAAACGGTGTTGACGGGCTCCAGGGACCGAAAGGAGATCAAGGCATACCGGGGCCACAAGGAGAAAAGGGGGAAGCCGGTCCGCAAGGCCCAAAAGGGGAACAAGGAATTGCCGGAACTCCCGGAGCAGACGGAAAGACCCCATATCTGCATATTAAATATGCTCCTGTCAAAAATCCAACATCTTCGCAGCTTACTGAAACCCCAGATGTGTATATTGGTACATATACGGATTTTGAAATAAATGATAGTACGGATCCAAAAAAGTACACATGGGCGCAGTTTAAAGGAGATCAAGGTGTACAGGGACTGAAAGGCGAAGATGGAAAACCATCTTATACATGGATAAAATACGCCTCTATGCCAAACAGCGAAGATATGTCGGATAACCCCGATAGTGTTCCATGGATTGATACAGATGGGAATACAATATGTGATACGGCAGGAAATCCAATCTATCTGGAGCCGGAATATGTTGCGTATATCGGAATTGCAAACAACAAAGATACGCCAATAGAAAGTGACAATCCAAAAGATTATACATGGACTCGATACAAAGGCGCTGATGGGGAAAACGGTTCTGATGGCAAGGATGGCATAAACGGAAAAGACGGAAAAACAAGTTATACACACATTGCTTACGCAAACAGTGCTGATGGAAAAACAGATTTCTCTGTGTCGGACAGTAATCGAAAATATATAGGCATGTATGTGGATTTTTCCGAACAGGACAGCACAAACCCAGATAGTTACGCATGGTCTCTGATCAAAGGTGCTGATGGCGCACAAGGTATTCCAGGAAAAGCAGGTGCGGACGGAAAGACACCATATCTCCATATAGCTTATGCGAACAGCGCTGACGGAAAAAATGGATTTGATATAGTTGTTAGCTCTGGAAAACAATATATTGGACAGTATACTGATTATACACCAGGTGACAGCACTGACCCGACAAAGTATAGCTGGACGAAGATAAAAGGCGAACAGGGCGATAAAGGAGAGCAAGGTGTACCTGGTAGGACATATTTTATCGAGCTTTCATCCAATATCCTAAAGCGAGGTCAGAATGATAAGGTTTTACCAAGTACAATTACGGCAAAAGCTTATTATCGAGATGGTGACAGCGCTGCAAGAACAGCATATTCTGGTAGATGGTATGTGCAGACTTCCACGGATGGCTCTACATTTACAAACGCATTGGTTTCAACTGTAAATGAGTCGAGTAAAAGTTATACTGTTAGCTCACTGGATAGAAGCGTTGTGTCTGTTAGATTTATTCTGTATGCTGCTGGCGGAACTACAAATCAGCTGGATATGCAATCTGTCCCTGTGGTGATAGATGTGGACGCACTTACCCACGAAGAGATATTTAATCTTCTTACAAATAATGGTTCCATGAAAGGAATTTATAAAGAGGGCAACCAGTTATATATTTCGTTCACTTATGCAAAAGGCGGAGTATTGAAGCTTGGCGGTCCGAATAATGGATATGGCACTTTTGAGGTGTACGACAAAGACGGAAATATTATTTGTAAAATAAATAACGAAGATGGCTTCAAAAACATAAAAGGAAGCGAATGGGCGCAGATAAAAGAATCTATATTTAGCGCTGGATTTGGAAACATAACTGATGGAATCCTTGATTTATCAGCGCAATATGAAAATAAAAGAAATGTTGTTTTGCAATCAATAACCGGTGATTTGATTCTTAAAGTAGCACAAAATTTTATGATTGAAGGAATGAAATCACTAACAGGTGGTAATCCAATGATGTTTAACCCATCATATTTGTATGTTGGATATTCTTCATCATCCTCCATGCATTATAAAGTGCTTGGGAAAACCGTAAAAGAAGATGAACTGGAAGACCTATACAGAATCAAAGTAATCTGGGCGAAATACAAAGACGGGTATTTATCTGAACGAGATGAACGATATGGCAAAGAAATGCCAATGTTTATAGCTGAAGACATCGACCGAAGATTTCCAATCGCTGTTGACCATAATGAAAAAGGCAAAGCTGAGAACTGGAACTATCGTATTATGATTCCTTGTATGTTCGCTATGCTAAAAAATGAGCATGAAAAAGTCAAAAATTTACAATCTGAGCTTGATTCCGTGAAAGCAGAATTAAATGAATTAAAGCAACTTATCAAACAACATATTTCAATGGAGGTATAAGACTATGGCAAATAACATATGGAGTAATTACACAGAAAAAACAGCAACACCAGTAGATGCAGATGAAGTAATGGTTCGTGATTCCACAGACGGAAAAAACAAAAGACTTCTTTTTGGCACTTTCTGGAAGTGGGTAGCTAAGAAATTAAACGAGGCTACCATTTCGGAATTGCAGACCAATAACAAGACAATCATCGGGGCAATAAATGCACTAAATAGTGAGCTCGATTTTGTGACATTCGCAAGTAGCAGCAATGAAGTAACTGGAATAAAGGAATATTTAATAACAAATAAACCAAAATCAATTACAATTTTTAAAGTAGGAAATTCTGGATGTGCTATAGCAACTCCTTACAATACATATGGAGAAGGATACATCGGATTTTTATATTTTGATTATTTTGCAAGTTCTCCATCTGACTTGAAATTATATTCTTATCAGAATGGAAAATGGATAAGTTAAATAGCAACAGGAGAATCATATTTTTGTTAATGTCATTACAATCCACGTGTTAGTTGAAACTTTTAATGTATTACCATCTAAAGTAAAATTAGTTCCGGATAATTCTGGATTGACAGAAAGTATGCCACCAGTTTTTTCTTCTGACATTCTGCTAAGTGCTACAGCGAACCCTATGTCTACTATATTAGCTGCGTTTATTGTAGCATAGCAAATTAGATACGAACTTTCATCGTCTAATATAATAGATTTGCCATCTGAAGGATTTATTGTAATATGTTCTGCATGAGTTAAGCTATTTATCACTATAGAGTTTATTGGAGAGATAAGAAAAAAAATAACAAAACACTACCAAACATAAAATGAATATGATATAATCGGTATATCAAAATCGGAAAAACAAAAAGGGAGCTGAGTTCCCGTCTACCAAACAAAAAACTCAGCTCCAAGCACCACAAAGGGGTACGACTATATTATATAAAAATGTGGGGCTGAAATTCACAATTGCTCATTGTATCATGTACTTATCAATATGAAAGGAATGATACAATGAGCAAATTACAGGAATTTTTAAACCTTGGTGATTATTACGCATCCAACTGCGGGTACCTTGAGAAGAAAAGTAATGCCTATCTGGATGATTTTAAAAAGAATGCAGGATATAACAATTATACCAAATTTGCAAGAGATGTAAATTCTTGGGGACAGCCAGGATGCCAGGGGCAGCCGTGGTGCGCGGAATATCAGTTCTGGAAGCTGGTAAAAGTAATTGGAATCACAAATGCCATCAAAATCATGGGCGGTGGTTTTTACAATTGCGTATCCATCACTAACTGGGCAAAGAAAAAAGGCACTTGGCATAATACTCCAAAGGTAGGTGCGCTTGTAATCTTCCGCAATGGTTCTCATGTTGGAAGCGTGCAAAGTTTTGATAGCTCGAGAATCTATACAAACGAAGGAAATACTTCTAGTGTAGCTGGAGTGGTAGCAAATGGCGGTGCTGTTCGCAATAAATCCTACTCCATCAACGATTCAGCAATCGACGGATATGTTTGGATTGATTGGGAATCTTACGAAGGTACCGCAACCTGGAAAAAAACAGGAACCAGAGTGGCGACTGTGAACGATTTATACGTCCGCGAGACACCGAATGGTTACGTTATGGGTTCAATCAATAAAGGAACCGTTGTTGAAATTGACGGAAAGACAAACGGAAAGTGGACGCATGTTAAAGTTTCCGGAATTGGTATTGGTTGGATCTGGACTGGATACCTTGCAAAGGAATCGGTTAATAAACCGGTTAATAAGCCAATTGTAATTTCAAATAAACAGGATAAGAGCCAGGTTCTCTTCAAGGGGAATGTAACCGCAACCGTTCTGAATGTCCGAACTTGGGCCGGTGAGGAATATCCAAAAATTAAAAAATATCCGACACTCAACCAGGGAAATGAAGTAGAAGTTATGAACTATACGCAGAAAGCCAAAAACGGCAGCAAATGGTATTATATCCGTATCGCAGGAAAGTATTATGGCTTTGTATCTGCAAAATATGTTAAGAAACAGTAAAAATATCCCGGGGAATTAGCCCCGGGAATTTCTTTTTTGATTAATGACAACATCAATGAGCTAGTTCGCCAGTACATAGAAGATATCATTAATTATTCTTCTGGATTTTTGGGAAAATGTCGAGCTGAAAACCAATCTCGTTGCCCTTCCCATAAGCGTTTTTGGTATCTTTTGAGTATGTAACCTTTTCAATTAAACTCTTAAGCATTTTATTCTTGGATTCCGTGTCAAGGCTCCAATAGTTATCAAGCAGTTCTTCACAACGCGGGATAAAATCCGACTGTTGTTTTATAATATTCTCGTCATGTTTGATTTCTTCTTTTAATTTTTCTATAGTGTCGGAGCATAACTGGATAGATGCGGATATTGTTTTGGCACGTTCAAGAAAAATCTCCGTGGTGTAGATTCCCTGTTCGAGCAGATCATATTGTTTTGCTTTTTGGGTATTTAAGCTTTCTAGTTCACTTTCTTTTTCACGTATAAGATTTTGCTTAGATACTATACCGGAATTGATAGCATTGGATGGAACATTAATATCATTATTCAGCTTATACTTCTCTGCTATTTCTTTGATTCCATCAAGCACAGCTTTTTCGACTAGAGACAATTTGCTGCTCACTGTAGAGCAAGACGTATATGGACACATGAGAGTATCTTCCTGTCCACGTTTTTGATAAGGGCGGCGGACCATAGCGCGACCACACTTGCTGCAATAGACAATTCCGGCAAGCGGATTGCGAATCGAGTTTGCTATACTAACTGGGCGAGGCGGGTTCTTTTTTCGTATTTCCTGTACGGAGTTAAACAGGTCCTCCGATATAATAGCTGGATGTAATCCTTCACAGACAAGGATGTCCCTGGACCGTGGGCGCGTCTTAATCACTTGTCCATTCTGTATAGTCTTTACAGTCTTTCTGCCATTCCACCGGATTTTCCCTGTATACACCGGATTTGTTAGAATTCCCTGTATGCTGGCAGGAGTCCAGTCGCCGCCTAGTGCAGATTCTATACCCATTTCATTTAATTTCCGCACAATCTTCGCGACTCCAATTTGTTCACAGCCATCACCTGCATACCAGGTGTAGATCATTTTTACAACCTCGGCTTGAGCTGGAACAGGCCTGAGAGTATAACCTTTTTCTTTTTCGAGTTTTACTCTTTTGTATCCGTAAGGTGGTTTGTTACCACAGTATTTGCCCTCTTTTACGGATGAAATTCTTCCAGCGTTCAGACGGCGCTTGATGGTTTTATATTCTCTTCGGCTCATAAATAGTCCAAACTCAAAATACTCTTCATCAAATTCGTTGTTCGGATCGTATATTTTTGTTGGGGTAATAATCTTCGTGTCAGAGTATTGAAAAGCTCTGGACACAACACCTTGGTCGATGGTATCACCTCTGGCAAGACGTTCTACTTCGACAACTAGAACACCGTCCCACAGCCCGGATTCTACCTCATGCAGAAGTTGCTGCATGACAGGACGGTCGGCGATAGTTTCCCCAGATACCACTTCGCGGTAAATTGCGCCTACAATGTACTCTTTTTTCTTTGCAAGATCTAACAGGATCCGTTCATGTCTGGCGAGGGTTTCACCCTCTCCATGCGCTTCAGCTTCCCGATCGGCTCTGGATTTCCTTAGATAGATGCATACTGATTCGTTCATTTTATCATTCTCCTTTTTTTACTTGTACGATAATCCAGGAGATGATATAATTATGGTGTAGGTAAGATTTTCTCCGAGATTATCTTATTTATTAAACCGGTTCCTGTTGGTCGCAGGAGCCGGCTTTTTTGTTTTAAATGCATAAAGATTAGTTATTTCCGTGCTGGTAGTAAAGGGGCGTTTTTTATTATGCGTTTTTCTTTTTCATATTCACTTCTCCTTAAAGTTTCACCTCAAATATTCTTCCACATTTTCTACAGCGGAATTTTTGCTTTCCCTTTAGCTTTGTATTTACCAGCGTAAAAGGGTGCAGAGGATTGAGATTAATTGTAGTTTTTTGGTTTCCACTCAAATACTCCACATCCGTACTACCGCAAAGAAACCCTGGACATTTAATTTTCTTTGCCACTTAAATCCCTCCTTACATAGTTTATTTTATCTGATTGTACCACAGCGCAAAATAAAATAAAACATAATATTTCTAAATAAGATATAATAAGCGTGTCGAATTTTCTCGATTTTCGTCAAATACAACATTAATGTACGAAAATTTGTGCAAGATTGAGATATTGTATAATTGTTATATTGAGAGTATAATATAAACTAATTTGGGAGGAATTTTATGAAAGGAATAAAAAAGCTGGTTATATTTTTTCTGTTTGGGATAATGCTCACATTTTCTGTACGTGCGCCGCTTTGTGAGAGTATCGATCCAACAGATTCCGAAGTGATTATTAAGGCAAGTGCCAATAATCAACACATAATACATAATTATACACAAGCAGTTGTATCCGAGGCAGAGTATCAACCATTTGTTGTAAATAAAAGCAATAATACTTCTGCGGAATGTAAATGCCATTTCTTTTTCAATCGTTCAAGGCAAAGGGAGGGTGCACTGTTTAAGCAGAGGGCAAGAAGTATGATCAGTCCGTTCTATATCACTGAGAAGAGGGTATAATGAAATAAAAAGAGAACAAATGTTCTTGTTGTGCGATATTGGGAGGGACGGATATATGGATTACAAAAAGGAAATTATTGAAATGATAGAGAATACTGAAAATGAGAGCAAGTTAAAATTTGTCTATACGATTCTTATTAAATATCTGAAATCAAAGGAGCAAGGGGATTAACCCTTGCTCTTTTTGTTTAGCGATGAAACTATTTGTTTTATTGCTTTCTTATCTTCTTTATCGAGTGCTTTGTATTCCTCGATAAAATCTAAGATGTCAGGTTCTGACATAAGATTTCCAATTATGGTTGCATAATCATCATCGCTTTTAGAACCCATGAGGTATGTCGGTGTTACTTCCAAAACGCCACATAGAAGTTCAATAGTGTCCATGTCTGGCTTACACTTATCTTTTTCCCAGTCACTAATTGAATTGTGCTTTGCATTGATTTTTTCTGCAAGTTGTTTCTGGGTCAGCTTCTTTACCGTTCTGGCTTGCTTGATTTTCTCGCCGAATGTCATTATCGTTTCCTCCCTTCATAACTAATAATAATATAAAAATTTCGGACTGTCAATAAAATAATTTCGATTTTTTCGAAATTTCTTCTTGACATTCGGATATTTCGAAGTTATACTATAATTGTTCGATAGAAACGAAATTCAAGCAGAAAGGAGAAATGAAGAATGTGCGTTGGTAAGAAAATCAAGTCATACCTTGAAAACAACGGCATAACACAGACATTTGTCGCCAACAAAACTGGCATTCCTGTTCAGAAACTCAATCTTTCCCTCAATGGAAATCGCAGATTAGATTTCGATGAATACGAACTAATTTGCGGGGCATTATCTGTTGGGACTGACAAGTTTCTTGAACCAAAGTTACCGGAATAGGAGGTAAAAAATATGAAACGCCATCCGATTATGGAATATGTGATTCCAGCAATTGTAGCAAGCGTGGCAACAGTTTTAATCCGTTTAGTGCTAGGGTGGTAAGAATCGAAACAATAATCGGAATAGCCACATCTTTCAATAACAACTTTTTAAATTCATGTTTTCTTTCAGCAATATAAGATTTTCCCTGTTCGGAAATCGCAATAGAGAGGGTTTTTCCTTTCACATATCTGACTTGACCGTCTTGATTGATTCTAGGAAAAGATTCTCTATTAACAGAAACTAATTTTTCTTCTTCAAGAAAACTGGAAATTTTGATTTCATTTTCCGAAAGAGAAGAATATTCAATTTCTTCTTTGCTTGAAAGATATTTCAAGAAATTAAATTGTTCTTTATTGAGATACAAAATATCACCTCCCATCTACTGGGAGTATATCACAAGAAAAGAGTGAGCGCATATCAAAAAGAAATTATTTCATAGAGAAATAGGTGGTAAACAATGGGAGCAAATAATTTTACACACTTTACTGGAAAGAAATCTTCGTTCAAAACTAAAAAGAGAAAGAAGAAAGTAAAAGTGAAAAGAGTTCACAAAAACAAATATGAAAGGAGCGTAAATGGACGCATTGCAATTTAATAAAGCCGTCAGTCGGCACTGCAAAGAATCTGGTGGAGACTGTTGCAAATGTGACCTACGGCTTTACTGTTACCTATCGCCAAGTGAGCGACCAGATGAGTTAGTGGGCCTGGTTATTGATTTTTTGCATAACCACATTGAAAACCATGATCATTATACCCATCACACTGCGGCTTCATTTCCGTGTATTGATGATATGGACATGAGTACCGCAGTAGGCGGCGACTGTTACCAGAAACCTCATACTCTTCACAAACAGTCACATGCTTGTGAATCTTGTGGCAGTGATACAGTCGAGTGATTGTTTCAACCATATAGTTCTCCTTTCTCCATACTCGGCATGGAGGTGCCTGTAATTACATTATAGGTAGGAGAGAAAGAAAAAGACAATAGAAAGGAGCAAATAATTGAAAAAAGTAGACTGGTCGATAGTAGCAATCGTACTCAGCATACTTTCCGTTTTAATAAATCTTTGTTTTAGCGGACGAGATTTATTAAGAAATTTACGTTGGATATTATCTTGTCTAGGTTGGTAAGTATTGAAAAGAAAGTTCTTAACATGGAGGTGAAAACAAAATGTTAGACTGCACAGTCATTGAAAATATTATCGGCCAGGTTTTCGTTCGGCTTGAAATGACGAGCCACGACTGGTCGAAATTAAAAACGTCAGGTGTGTGGAGTCAGGTGGAACAGATTCTAATGGAATCTGAAACACAAAATAGCCGCTGTTCCAGACATAACTATGCCGAAGAAATTCCAAGTGAGCAGACAAATAATGAATATCTGAAAGAACAGTTCGGAATATATTCACGATATGTGAAATCATTATCCACCTGTACACACGTTTTAGCAGTTATTTCAATAATTGCTCTAATAATTTCAATAGTGGCTCTGATTGTATAGAGATTGAGAAAAGACCGGTAATCAGCGCAATGATGGACAGAACAGTGGTTATCCAGAATTGAGAAATATCTTGGAAGTATACCAAAAGAAAGGAGCAAATTATGAGTAAAATTTTTATTCCACACGAGCTTAAAACCATCGAAGTTGACACAGAAAAGAAAATCTTCCGCATCAATGGAGAAGATTTTGGATATGGATGCACAGGTTTTATGATTTCCTGCACACCGGAGGATTTCCGAATTGATATGGAAGTGGACACGACCGTACACTTTGTAAGCTATTCCAATAAAGGAGAATTGAGAGAGCAGGGAACATATAAAGCAGAAGTTCCTTTGGTTGAGTCACACAGAGCACCGTAAGATTCCAGAAGATGACCGGAAGTAAAAAGAAACAAACAGCATATCTTAACATAGTGAATGCATAAAAAAGGAGGTTTACTGATGGCAGTAATCAAAACAATCAAAATGGGATCTGGGGTAATCAGAATACATGATGATTACTGCAAAGATAATACACCGGAGGACAATCAAAGGATTGTTGATGAATGCTCAAGAATTATCTTGGACTACTACAGAAGAAAAGAAGCAAAGGCATAAGCGCCCCGGAGGGAGTCACGACCTCCACCCCGGAGCAGTAAGCCACTAAACCTAACTTAGTGGATACAGGTAAATTATAATCCTCTATCCGCTAAAAAGTCAATATTAAGCGAGAGGAAAATAACATGGAAAATAAAAAAAATGTAACAAACAATGAAAAGATTACATGGAACGATTTGGAAACAATGCTGGCTACCGAAATCGTAAGAAAAGCAAAAAGAGAGACTAAGAAGTGGTTCAGTGCATGGCTTTTGACTGCCGCGCTGTTAATCCTTACTAATATCTTTTGGTATATTGCTTACAGTCTGTAATCTTTTTTCTTTTTGGAGGGAAAAAGAATGAAATCACCCAGACAGAACAGAAAGGATATCGTAGTCAGTGCGATTATCGGGATCCTGCTTACTTTTCTTCCGTTGTGGATGTGGGAGAAGAGCTTGCAGCAGATCCTGGCAGGCATTGTATTTGCACTGTTTACGTATTTAGCACTGCTTTAAGAAAGGAGAATGGAAATGTTTGAAAAAGAAATCAAAGAGCTTTTTGAATTAGCGTGGAGGGTTTCAAACGAAACAGATTATTTTGTTTCGTTCGATATTGCTTCGCATGTGCATGCTTGCGATATCAACATTATGAATTCAAAGTGGGATTCGTGTAAGAAAATGGATGGCAATTATATAATCTATTTTGATAGTAAATTGCTTAAAGAGGAATCGGCTGAGCAGTGTAAGCTTGCAAAAGCACATCTTCTTAGGCTCTTAATAGATGGGAGGTGTCCGTTAAATGCTGAATCAGATGGAGTTGAAGCTCCTGCCGACAATGGAACTGATCACAACGGTGAACGAGCTTCTGGGGGAGCTGAACAGACGGAAAGCATACATTCTTGATTGGGAAAATCCGGATATGTATCTGAACCATCTTGAGTACCATTGCGCCGGCGGAACATTTTCGAATGGCAAAAAAAATCTGGTGAGAGGGGATGGTTCTGACAATGTGTATTGCTTTTTTAAGGCGGTGTAAACATGGAAGAACGCATTAATGAAATTGTTAGATTGATTGATACTCAGCTTGCTATTGTGCCGGATAATCCGATAGAGGAATCATACAAGTCAAGGATATTGGCGAGCTACGTACAAGCCTTAAATGGGCTTTTAACGGCTCAGAAATCATATAAGGAGGAAAGTATCAGTGAGTGAATTTGAAATCCGTATTCCGGCAAGGAAGAAGCAGCCTGCAACCGATAAGGATAACCCTGTCGTGAAAGTATCGCCGGAAGCATACAACGCACTGGTTGAGATTTATAACGAATCAACCATATCAATGAAGGATATCGCAAGTTTGCTGATTGTTGAAGGAAGTAAGCATGTGGTTTATGACAAGGAGGAATAACTATGGCGACACCCGTATTAATTATTGGAAAATCTGGTTCTGGCAAAAGTACCAGTCTTAGAAACTGCCAGAATGAGCACTGGAATCTTATTAGAGTATTGAATAAACCGCTTCCATTTAAAGGAAAGATTGATGGATGGTTTACAGATGATTACCAGCAGGTAATGAAGTGCCTGATCGCATCAAAAGCGGAGTCAATTGTAATTGATGATGCAGGTTATCTTATCACAAACCACTTTATGCGTGGACACGCTTCTGCCGGAAAAGGCAATGCGGTATTCGCTCTGTACAATGATATTGGAGACTATTTTTGGAATCTTATCCAGTTTATTGTCACGAAAGTGTCTCAGGACAAGATTGTGTACATGATGATGCACGAAGAAAAGGACGATTCCGGAGATGTGAAGCCAAAAACCATTGGAAAGCTACTTGACGAAAAGATTTGTTTAGAAGGTCTTTTTACGATTGTTCTCCGCTGCATTGAAGAGAGTGGAAAACACTTATTTGTCACCCAGTCCAGCCAGGGAGCAGTAAGTAAGTCCCCGATTGGAATGTTTGACAGTTTGACTATTGATAACGACCTTGCAGAAGTTGACAAGGTTATAAGAAATTATTATGAATTAGGAGGAACAGACAATGCAGAAACCAAATAATTACGATACTACAAAGACAGCAGGAGAATTTGAACCGATTGTGCTCGGCGGTCACAAGATGGTTATCAAGCAGGTATCAGAAAAGAAATCACAGGGTGGGCTTAATATGCTTGTTATCTTGTTTGATTTCGCAGAAGGAGACGAACAGGCATGGTACTTTATGAAGCAGTTTGAGAACGATATCCGTCCAGACAAGAAGTATCCGAATGCCGGTACTAACTATATGGTTATTGACGAGAGTGTAGATTATGGTGTCCGTAACCTTAAAACATTTATCACATGCGTAGAAAAGTCAAATCCGGGTTTTGCTGTTAAGTGGGGTGACAACTTCGGACAGCAGTTTAAAGGTAAGCTAATCGGCGGTATCTTCCGTCTGGAGAAAGACTGGTACGAAAACAAAGAAGTAAAACGTCACAAGCTTGCATGGTTCCGTAGTATTGAGGGAATTAAGGATGCAGATATCCCAGAAGAGCGCACCACAAAAGCCTATGATGATCATCTGAAAGAAGAAGCTATCATGGGAGCGAATCCGGCAGGTACGGACTTTATGAGTATTCCAGATAGCGTAGCAGATGATGTCCTTCCGTTCAATTAATATAGAGGTGAGTTAATGGGATATACACATGGAATACCATGGAACGACGATCTTATCAAAGAAAATATCATGATAGTTGTTGAGAAATTGAATTTAGATCATTTTCCAACTCATTCCGAAATGATAGAAGTTTTTGGAAACAAAAGCCTTGCTTGCAAGATTGCAAAGCATAAAGGGACTGTATATTGGGCTGAAAAACTTGGACTGCCTCTTAAATATTCTGATACAACTTTTGGAAACAAATATGAAATAAAAGCAATTTCAGATATTTACGAGAATGTCGGATTGAATAGTGTTCAAACAAGCTCAAGGCATCCTTATGATTTGCTTACTGATAACAGTGTAAAAATAGACGTAAAAGTATCTAAGGAATTTACAAACAATTGTAATTCAAAGGCATTTACATTCAACCTCGAAAAGAAAAATCCGACTTGCGACATCTTCCTTTTATATTGTTTGAATGATGATGAAACATATCGGAAGGTATTAATAATTCCTTCCTGTTCAACCATCGGAAAAACGCAAATAGGAGTAGGAGAGAATAGTAAGTGGAATCGTTACGAAAATCGTTGGGAGATTATAAAACAGTATAGTGAATTCTTTGGAAAATACAAATACAAGAAGGATGTGATCTGATTGGTCATACAATGTGATACACGTGAACATAAAAACGAATGGGAACGGATTCAAAAGCAGTTTGAAAACCTCGGAGTACAATATTTCCGGTCAAAGTTATACTGTGGAGATTATCAGTCTTTAGACAATGCAAAGCTCTGTATTGACCGTAAAAAGGATTTACAAGAGCTTTGTGGAAATGTCTGCCAACAGCATGAAAGATTCAAAGCAGAGCTTATCAGAGCGCGTGAAGCAGGTATTCAGTTGATTATCCTGTGTGAACATGGTGAAGATATCAAATCAATTGTTGATGTGTATTTTTGGGAGAATCCAAGAAAACACAAAGCTATCTGGAAGACAGTAAACGGCAAAAAGGTTAAGACTGTAATATCGGACAAGGCTGTTGATGGTTGCCAGTTGTACAAATCTCTTTGCACGATCAGAGATAAATACGGCGTCCGATTTGAATTCTGTACAAAAGAAGAGACTGGACGGCGAATAGTGGAGTTGTTGTCATGACAAAAGATGAAATCAAGCAATCAGTGAAAATGCCTGAGATTCTTTCTAGATATGGGCTTAAGCCAAATAGAGCCGGTTTTATATGTTGCCCTTTTCACAAGGAAAAGTCAGCGTCATGTAAGATCTACGATAATTCCTTTTATTGTTTCGGCTGCGGAATCGGCGGTGATGTGTTTGATTTCGTGATGCAATACGAATCCGTCCCTTTTAGCACTGCATTTATTGAGCTGGGCGGTACTTATGTATCAAAAAAAGGTAAAAGCCGCAACCAGATTAGACACGAAGTGCGAGATATCAAATCAAAAAAATATAATCCCGCTCAGGATCCTAATGAACTTGAACAGGTAGAAAAGAACATACTTATGTACGAAACAGCGCTAAAAACCTTCCCTCCTGGTTCAGAAGAGTGGTATATGTGCCAGTTCAACCTTGAAAAAGAAAGAAGCAGATATGAAATATTGTCAGCTAAGGCAGGAGGTGAGAAGCATTCTTGAAAATATTGAAAATTTGCAAGCGAATGATTTTATGCAGAAGCAACTGTATGAAGAACTTTTTTCAATAAAAAGTAAAATCGACCGTTCGGAAGCTAAATTTAAGTTAATTGACAGGGCGAAGAGTGTAAGGGCAAAAAGCATAGCCGAGGAATTCATAAAAGAATTCCAGAAAGCAGAACAGGACAAGGAAAAAGAAGAAAAAGCAAATCGTTCTATGCAGTTAGTTGAAAATATCACAAACTTTTATGGGGATGATATTGGAAAAGAATATCCAAACATGGCTTGTGGCAGCTGGATAGCTACAGAAAACGGAATATTTTCTTCTGAAACATCCAAGGCGAGAGAACTTGTATGCCACCATCCAATCATGCCGATACGTCGACTGAAAAATATTGAAACAGGCGAAGAACAGATCACAGTGGCTTTTAAAAGAGATGGATGCTGGACAGAAATAACTGTTCCAAAAATCGACATTGTGACTTCCAGGGCGATAACTAATCTTGCAAGGTTCGGTGTGCAGGTCAACTCGGAGAATGCAAGGCTTCTTGTGAAGTATCTGGCGGACGTTGAAATGTACAATGCCGATATGATCGACATACAGCACTCTACGAGCAAGTTGGGGTGGCATGGCAATGTATTTGTACCTTACGACCTTTCAATCGTCTTTGACGGCGAATACCGCTTTAAAACACTATTCCAGAGTATACAGGAAAGTGGAGACTACTTCAAGTGGGTGACTCTGGCTAAACAGTTACGGTCGTGCGGACGATTAGAACCACGAATAGCACTGGCGGCATCTTTTGCAAGTGTGCTTGTACAACCGCTTGATGCATTGCCGTTCATCGTAGACTTCTATGGACAGACAGGCGGCGGCAAGACAGTAACGATCAACATAGCTGCATCTATCTGGGGAAACCCGTCGCCAGGATCCTACGTTGGGAATTTCCGGTCAACAGATACGTCATTGGAGACAAGAGCAGACATGCTTAATAACTTTCCGATGATCCTCGATGACTCTAAGAACGCTTCTCAATATATTCGGGACAACTACGAAACATTGATTTACAATCTCTGTTCCGGTAAAGGGAAAGGAAGATCAAATAAGGACCTCGGAGCAGCTAAGGAGAATACATGGAGTAATGTAACCATTTGCAACGGCGAGAATCCTATTTCAGAATTTGCAGATTCCGGTGGAGCAATCAACAGAATTGTTGAAATTGAGTGTTGCGAGGATATTTACGAGAATCCGGCAGAGATTAACAGCACTGTAATGAAAAATTATGGTTTTGCTGGAAGAGTATTTGTTGGAAATCTTAAAAAATTTACACCGGATGAGTTAAAAGAAATGAAGTCTGAGATTGAAAAGGGCTTTGATGGATATAATTTTCCGGCAAAACAGGTCATGGCTATATCCACGCTCCTACTGGCTGACAAATTAGCTACAGATTTCATATTTAAGGATGGACGTGAGCTGACAGTCGAGGATGTTGTGGACATACCTACACGCAAGAAAGACGTATCGGAAGGACAGAGATGCTATGAATTTATCATCGAAAGTCTTTCTGTGTACGGGCAGCACTTTGATGCGCAATTCAGTTGCGATCAGTGGGGATTTAAGGAAACACTAGATGAGTATGGAGATGTATATGTATATTTTTATCCGAAACCTCTTGAAAATCTCCTAAAGAACAACGGATTCTCCAGAAAAGCCTTTTCAGCATGGGCGATTAATCGAGAATTAATTAAGCATACGGGAAAAAGGGATACGGTAATAAAAAGAGATGGGGGAAGTGTAATGAGACTTGTTGCTGTAAAGATTATTGATATAAAAGATCTTGAAGACGAACAGGAAAATGAGCATGTTGAAGCTGATTTTATACCTGCCAATACTGGAACAAGTGTTCCGTTTTCATGATTTGTAACCATGTAACCATGTAACCCGCGGAAAAGCATGTGTATAGGGAATAAAAAAATATATAAAAAAAGCATATATACATTGCAATCTCCTATAGGAAAACCTTGGTTACATTGGTTACACGGTTACACAACTCTGAAACCCGCATAAAATAAGGGTTTGCGGTGTAACCAAGGTGGTTGAAAAGTTGGTTACACATTGGTTACAAAAATAAAATGATTACACAAATTAAAAAATAAAATTAAATTGCATGAAAATTCAGATTGTTACAATTGGTTACTAAGGCATAAGGAGTGGTTACAAAAATGGAAAAAGAGAAGCTTAATAAAAAACAGCGGTACGCATTGGACACAATGTTGTCTGGCAGTAATGTTTTCCTTACAGGAGATGCAGGAACAGGTAAAACAACGGTTATCCAAACGTTTATTGATGAGGCGGAAAAAGCTGGTAAAAGTGTTCTGGTATCTGCTACTACCGGAATAGCTGCGGACAATATCGGATATGGAGCGACTACCGTACACAGAGCATTAAATATCTCAATCAAATTTGAGGATTACAAGAAAAAAGTGAAATCCAGAGTTGAACTGTTGAAGGAAGCGGATATTCTTATTATTGACGAGATCAGCATGTGCCGGTTCGATCTGTTCAATATGATTGCGAAGACGATCATCACGGAAAATGAAGAAAGAGCTGTTGGAAGGCTTTTGAGCGGAGAGGATAAAGAAGACGTTCAACTGATCGTAATCGGGGATTTCTACCAGCTTCCACCAGTTATTACGACAGATGATCGTAAAATCCTCTGCCGGATGTATGGATCTGATTACGGAAAGGGTGGAAAGTACGAACACGGATATGCTTTCATGTCTGAATACTGGAAAGAAATGGGGTTTGAATATATCAAGCTTGATGAAGTATGCAGGCAGAATGATGAGGGGTTTAAGTATGTGCTGAATGATATTAAATATGGCAACAATATTAGAAAATCCATTGCATATCTGGAAAATAACGAATCGGACAAGGTTATACCGGAAGCACCGTTCTTGGTTGGCACTAATGCAGAAGCTGATCGGATTAATAATACTTTTCTCGGAAAACTGGATGAAAAGACCGAAAAAGTGTTTCATGCAGCAGTTGACGGAGAATTAACGTCTGCTGATATTAAGAATATTGCATTTGCCAGAGAGAACTTAATTCTTAACATCGGTGCAAAAGTGATGATTACAGTCAATGATCTGTCTGGAAACTACGTCAATGGAACGATTGGCATTATTCAGAAAATTGTGGACAACGGAGAATTTGAAGAATCCTATCTGGTTATCAAGACTGATAAGGGCAAAACAGTTAACTTGTACAGATACAGTAAAGACATTGAGAAACAGGTTATTGAGGAATCTGAACAAGAAAAGGATGGTCAGAAGATCGTGAAAGAGAAGATTGTCCGTAAGAAAGTTGGATCATTCTCTCAGTTCCCGGTAAAACTTGCCTGGGCAATCAGTATTCATAAATCACAGGGACAGACATTTGAAAAGATTAATATTGATCCTTGTTGTTGGGATCCTGGACAGTTCTATGTAGCTGTTTCCCGGGCGAAATCCGCTAATGGCATACATTTTATCAGACCGATAAAACAGAGCTATATAAAGGCGTTTAGCAAGGATAACGAGAGACTTCTTGAACAGAGTTTTGAGGTAGAAGAAGGTGTATAAGTATGAGAGTGACGCATGAGCAGATACCGAACACCATAAAGTTTTTACAAATCGACTTTCCGGCGCTGGTCCTTCAGACTGCCGGAATAGAAGAAAGGGACGAATACTGGCAGCAGGTAGTTGAGCAGATACACGTTGTATCAAACAAATATAATAAAAACGGCTTTGTGGATCACATGCTTACAGCCTATGCGGATTATCTAGACAAGATGCATAAGAAAGCTAAAAATCTGAGCAAGGAGAAAACCAATGAACAAAATGAAGGAGTATGAGCGAGGAAGAGAGGATGGTCTTGATTTGGCGCTCAGAATCGTTAGAGATGGCGGTATAGAAGCGCTTGAGAGGGAAATAAAATTCCGGGGCATTACAGGAGTGCATACCTCTTTAGCTAGTAAGGACCTGGATAAAGCAGCGCAGAAGATTAAAGAAATGACACTTGATACATTTACAATCCTTGGAATTGCCGTTTTGCATGATGATTTCGGATTTGGACAGAAACGCTGTCAGAAATTCATGGACGGCATGGACAGGGGAGCTGATTATCTGATGGATGATATGGCAACCTGGGAAGATTATAGAAGATCAATCAAAGAGGAACTGAATCTTGATTTGAGATTCCGTATTAACGATTAAGTGAGGTGTTATTGATGGGAAAATACAATACAGAGTGCAAACACAAAGAGGGACAGGAGATGTATAAAGCGGTATATCACTTTATCCTGAAATATTACCGTAAGCACCACTATATGCCGTCCACAAGAAATATTGCGGATGGATTAGACATTTCAATGGCTACTGCCAGAAAACACTTTAATTTGCTCTTAGACAACGGATTGCTTGTTAGTGAGGATCCGACAGAGCAGAGGGCGTATAGATTGAGTTATTCAAAGGTGGAAAATGGTGCGTAAAGGAATTGGTTAGAAGATTTGGAGCGTGATGTTATGAAAGTATGTTGGTTTTCAACAGGAATAAGCAGTTTTGTAGCGTGTTATCTAGCAAAGGATGTTGATGAGATTATTTATACTCACGTGTCGAATCAGCATCCCGACAGTCTAAGATTCTTACATGATTGCGAGAAGCTGTTGGGAAGAAAGATAACGATAATTCAGTCAGAGCAATATTCCAGTGTGGATGATGTGATCGAAAAAACCAGATGTATCAACACTCCATTCGGGGCACCTTGTACAGATAAATTAAAGAAAAGGGTTCGCATGAAATGGGAGCGTGAACACCCAGACCATCACATCTATGTATGGGGATATGACCTGAACGAAAAGAATCGCGCAGACAGAGTATGCGAAAACGAGCGCTTTGGACGAACACGCAGAGGAAATCAAGCAACTCCTGAAAGAGGGAAAATCAAGAAATGTGATTGCCGAGAAATACAATGTAAGACCACAGACTGTAAATTACTGGATCAAAAAGCGAAAAATAATCACTTCAGACCAGCAAGCCCCCCCAACTCCCGGAAAGAAAAAGTGCCCCACCTGCATATTCAGGCAGACAGACAAGAACCTTGGAAATTGTGCTTACATTGAGGTAATGGGACATACCAGAGGGTGCAGCGCAACAGAGTGCGATAAGTATGTGAAAGGCAAGCCGTTGAAGAAAAGAAAAGATTCAGGGACTAAGGCGGTGAATGAAGATGCTTGACATGATACAGGATGGCGTTAAGGCATATTGCTTGCCAGATGATAATTTTTGCCTTGCAGACGAAAAACACAGGAGCCCGCTAAATCTGGAAGAATGCCCCATAGGAGAGAGACATTGTACAGGAGATTGCTTTTACTATTCGGAAGATACGGAAGAAAGGATAGAAGAGGTGAAATAAAATGAGAATAACTGCAATTGCAAGAGAGGATTTATCAAATATAGGGAATGGTTTAGTCCCAAACAAAATTACACTGGAACTCAGCGGGAAAATCGTACCAGACAGTTACGGAGAACATATTGGACGATATGACGTAGAGAAAGAAGTATATGAGTCTTTCTTTAAAAAAGATAATGAAGCAGGAAATACGATGTATTTTGATGCATATAAAAAGTGCGATTGCGCTAGAGAAAAGAGACATGAGGTTTATACGGAAACCGGCATTAAAGAGGTAATTGATTATTATTTGATGTACGACATTGAGGAAAGCAGTAAAAATGAACCAACTGAAATCGAAACCGGCATTGATCGCGGATATTGCATAAACGGAAATTACAAATGCAGATATGAGCTTTTATTTGCCGCTAATGGACTTACCTCAAGAGTGGTTATCGAGTATCATACAAACAATATGCCGATGTACGATCTCATAAAAGATATGGAGGATGATATCAGGGAGGCCCTAGACGATGACTCTGACGAAGACAATTTTTTCTATGGAATCATTAAAAACTCTGAAATTTGGATGTTTGATGAATTTGGTTGTGGAATAGGTGTTGAAATTAATAATGCAGATGAATTAACTGCAATGTTGGCGTCTGCGAGATTACTTAGCTGTGAGTTTGTGAAAAAGGATGGATCAGATGGAAGATAAAACCTGCAAGACATGCAAAGACAACGAAGACGGTCTATGTGATCGCAAAGGAATCCTGGTAGAAGATGATGATAGCTGCAGTAAATGGCAGCCAAGCTGGAAGGAACATTATATAACTAGATTTCTGAAAGTGAAGTGAGGAAAATATATGAGAGTTAAAATATGGCCAAGACAGTCAACTGATAGAGGCGGGTATGTGTGCATGCCATTATTTTCAAATGTACCAGTCGGAAAAAAAGGCTGGGAATTGACTAAATGCCTGGAGTGCGGAAGACTTTGTTGGAAAATGCCAGGAATAGCGGATCTGGAAGCGAAGCAAGGCACAAAGGCATTATGCACATCATGTGCACTGACGAAAGGAGCCCAGGAAGGATGAAAAAACCAATAAACAGATATGGTTTAAAGGCGTATCTTACAAAAGGATATGATCTAAAGCCTGGAAAACGGATCAAATATTCAGAACCAGGGGAGAACGGAACTACATACCTGTATGAAGTTGTAAAGCTATATCCTCACTGCATTTTGCTGAAAGATACTTTCGACGGAACGAGAATTTGTCCAGGTTATGAGAAGCTTATGTTGATGATGAGGGGCATGGAATGAGAATAAGACTTATTGACGTTGATGGGCATAATTTTCCAAACATCCCATTGATGAAAGTATCAGCCTACTACAAGAATAGAGAAAACGATGTAGCCTGGTACGATCCACTCACTGATTGGCATACGCCACCGGATAAGGTTTTTATGAGTAAAGTTTTCACCTTCACGCCGGATTATCCACATCCTGTATGCGGAAAAGAAATTATTAAGGGAGGAACCGGATATAATTACCCATCTGGCGGTGAAAAACTACCAGAAGAGATTGAGCATATTTATCCAGACTATGAACTGTATCCACAGTTCCGAAATACCGCTTATGGATTTCTAACAAGAGGGTGTCCTAGAGGATGCAATTTCTGCATAGTCAAGGATAAAGAAGGGCAGAAAAGTGTAAAAGTTGCTAATCTAAGTGAATTTTGGAATGGACAGAAAAACATAGTTTTACTTGATCCTAACATGTTTGCCTGCAAAGCATGGAAAGAGTTGTCTATTCAACTGATAGAAAGCAAGGCATGGGTAGATTTTTCACAAGGCTGTGATATCCGAATCATGGATGCTGAAAAAACAGAGCATTTAAAGCAAATAAAAGTGAAGCAAGTACATTTTGCCTGGGATAGATACGAAGACAGAGAGGTTATTCTTCCAAAGTTTAAGTTGGTAAAAGAAATACTTGGATGGGATAAGCGGAAACTTCCGGTGTATGTGCTTGTAAATTTCAACACAACGATTGAACAAGATCTGGAAAGGATATACACACTTAGAGATTTAGGATATTGGCCGTATGTGATGATATACAACAAGCAAGACACAAAGCCGTCTGATCCAGTTAGGAGATTACAACGGTGGGTAAATATGAGGGCAGTATTTGATAGTGTATCTCGATTTGAAGATTATATATAAAGAAAAGGCGATAAGAATGAGGATAAAAGAAAGATTATTGCAGTACAAACAGGAACTGCAGAAACAGACGATGTACAAGGAAGGATTGCCTGGGAGCTCGCTAGACATTGTGAATACTCTTTTGAATGATCTGGAACAGGACGAGAAAGAAAATGGTTGGATTACAGTAAAATATCATCAGATATCAGAAAAAGAACGTGCAGAAGAATCCATATCAAATGATATACAATATATGCTTGACTGCAAAATGCCAGATGACGGACAAGAAATATTGGTTACTAACGGAGAAACAACATGGCAAGATACAAGCTTTATTGATTGTAACGGATATTATCTTGATAGCAATTATGATTGGATTGATATTACGGCATGGCGACCACTTCCAGAACCATACAAGGAGGGATGAGGAATGCGGTTAATCGACACAGATAAATTAAAAAAAGATATACTGCTTCAAAATATCTTAGGAGAACCAATACAGAAGATTATAGACAGATATATACATATTGTGGACAGTCAGCCAACAGCTTTTGATGTGGACAAGGTTGTGGAGCAATTAGAGAATTATTTATTTGAAAAATATTGTATAGAAGGAGATACAACAATTGATGAAATCGTGAAAGGCGGTGGAGTTGAATGAGAGAAATTCTTTTCAAGGGAAAGCGGAAAAATAACGGCGAATGGATTGAGGGATATCTTTTTGACAATGGATTTGACGGAGAAGAGAAAAAATATTTCATAGGTGGTTTGATTATTGAGAAATACAATGGAACTGCTTGCGATGAGTGGGATATTACAGGAATTGATTTTTGCGAGATTGACCCAGAAACCCTCTGCCAGTTCACAGGACGTTGCGACAAGAATGAAAACAAAATCTGGGAAAATGACATCATCCAGTATGGCGCAGTTGCGGCTGTTGTTAAGTTTGGAGAATACGGTAATGGAAATTTAGGATTTTATGTAGATTTTCCAGAAGAAACCAATTATCGAAAAGATTTCTCGTATTGGGCGAAGAAAGTAGTCGTTATTGGAAATGCGATTGACGATCGAAGTTTATTACAGGAGGTGCTGGAATGAGTAAATCAGTATTAGTGATTGATACACCAGAGAAATGTATATGTTGTCCGCTATTAAACGGTGCAGATGAATGTACAGCACAAGATGATGATGCAAATTTCAAAGCTGGTGATTCATGGGATGAGTTAATGAAAGGATGCCCATTGAAGCCATTGCCGGAGAAAATGAAAGCAACTGGGCTTTATAACTGCGAGCATTTCAAAGCGGGAGACAGGCCACCGAGCTATAAGATCGGCTGGAATAATTGTATTGATGAGATTGCAGGAGGAGAATGATGCATGGCAATGAATATAAACGAAACTGTGAAAAAGTGTAATGTTTGTGGCAAATGGAAAACCACAGCGTATGAACCGGATTATCCGATACTTAATGATAGCCGTTTTAGGTATCCGAAAGCAATTTTTATTTGCGAAGAATGCGCGAAAAAGCGCGAAGAAAAGAATATATTTTTGTGAGGTGAAGTAGATGATTGATCTGGCAAAGAAATGCGTATTAGTCAGAACACATGAAGAGTATGAAAATATTCTGAAAGTAGCAAAGAAACAGGGATATAGATGGTACGGCGGAAAAGAAACGTATCCATATCCCTTCGAAAAACAGCAGATCCCGGATATATTAAAGTTCTATAGCAATAAAGAACTAACAAAAAATGCCAGCCTTGCACCGGGATATGAATTAGTAGAAGCATCAGACATAATTGAATATGAGAAGAAACTTAAAAATGCTATAAGACTTGTTATAACATTTGCCAGAGTATTCGCTAAATACCAGACAAAACAGCGTTGACAGATCAATTTATTGAGTCCTTGAAGTTACTTGCAGATACCGTAGAAAGTCAGATGGAAGAGGTGAAGTAGATGGAGAGATTAACAAAAAGAGATTTTTCAAGAATCACATATAACGAACGCCGAAGCATTATGTGCAGTTCATATTGCGATAATTGCTCACAGGGTGCAGGAAATTGCAAAACAGTAAAGAATATGATTAAAAAACTCGCCACTTATGAAGACTTAGAAGAACAGGGCTTGCTTGTGAGATTGCCGTTTCCTATCGGCACAACTGTATGGGATATATGCGGAATGGATATTCGAGAAAACGTGGTAAGCGGAATTGAATGCGGCAAAGATGGTAAACAGTTTTTGTGGGCAAACCATGATGAATGGATCGGAGAATTAAATGTTTTGGTATTCCTCACCCGTGAAGAAGCTGAAAATAAGTTGGAGGAACTCAAAAATGAAATTTAAAGAATTTGTAAACTGGTGCAATGAAAGAGCCTGTGACGGATGCTGGGGAATGCTGACAGCTATGGCGTGTATTGATTTAATCGGCAAGGTTAAAAAAGTTCCATTTTGGAAAAGAGAAAAATTCTGGAAAGAAAATTACGAGCAGCAAGTATTAGAAGAGATTATTAATCCGATAGAGAAGAAGTTGGAGGAGATGCAGAATGGATGATTATTTCTTTCCTACTATTGTTTGTGAAATAAAAGATTTGAAACCACTTAAAGAGCTTGGTGATATTTTGAAATGTAAATTTATTTTTTCTGATTTTACTCTTAGATTGATTGATGGAGATAAAGTACATGAGGCACTTATACAACTTTACAGTCGAGAGTTATTGCTTGATGAAGGAATGGTAGTAGTTCCAGAGCCTATACCAGAAAAAGAAGATAAATTTCCGGAAGTGTCGTATTATATTCAATTTTCAGAAAAATATGGCATGCAGATAATGGTGGGACAAGTTACGGATGTCGAGGATGAAGTATATCGGAGATACGAAAAAATTGACCACGACTATTGTACACTCATAATACGAGCATTGATAACCATAATGGAAAAGATTGAATCAAGGGAAAAAGCTATAAGAAAAGTAGATAGAAGCAGAAAAGTCAATAGCAGGGGGAAAAATCATTTGTCAAAAAAAGATAATAAAATTTTTCTTCTTGATGATTTGATTGAATATGTTGTAGAGAATAATCTATATCAAAAATCCGTAAAACATAGTCAAATCAGCTACCCATGTTGGAGCGTAAGAGGGCATTACAGAACGTACAAAAGCGGTAAGAAAGTATTTGTAAAGCCATTTAATAAGGGGAAAGAACGTGGAAAAGCAGCACCAAAACAACATACTTATGTGGTTTAAAGGAGTGACGTATCTATGATTGATAGTTTAATAGCATTTACATTCGGAATAATATTCGGATCATTTGGAACTATTTTCTTAGTTGCACATTTTGGTGGCAAGCGTAAATAGCAATGAAAAAGGAGTGATGATATGCGTACAAGGCAAAAGTCACTTGTTGATTTTGGTGTATATCCGGAGGACGTTAACCGTTTAAAGGATATATGCCAGAAAGCTACACCAGAGCAGAGACACGATATTTTACACTGCTGCATAAGTTCTTGCCCTCCAGGAATTGAACTTTTGGTGTACGAATCTATTGTAGCAAACAAATCTTATGATCGTATTATGAAGACAAAGTACATACCGGCAAAGCGAGATGATTTCTACGCATACAAGCGCAAGGCAATGGCTATGTTTTACGATACTCTAAGAAAACTAAGAGAAATATAATACTAAAATTAATATTAAAATGTGGGGACAAATTTTTCTGCCATGTATGGTAATATAGTATATATCTATGACTATATGCCATATGTGGCAGATTTTTTGTTTGGAGGTGAGAACGTGGGAAAACAGGTAGGAAGACCACCAATATATAAGACGGTGAACGAAATTGAAGAAAAAATTGAAACATATTTCAAAGAATGCGAAGGCGAAATATTAAAAGATGATAATGGAAAAACTGTATTGAATAAATTTGGAAATCCGGTGGTTATTAATCGAAAGCCTCCAACAGTAACTGGTTTAGCTCTTGCATTAGGATTTACAAGTAGATTGGATTTATTAAGATATCAAGGAAAAAAGGAATTTTGTAACACGATAACGCGCGCGAAGAGTATGGTAGAGCAGTACGCAGAGGAAAGATTGTTTGATCGTGACGGTTCCAATGGTGCTCAGTTTAGCCTTAGAAACAACTTCAAGGGCTGGGACGCTGATAAGAAAAATGATGATTTCAGAGACGGAAAGATTACGATTGTGAACAATATTCCGAGACCGGAGAAACAGGATGGAAAGTAATGCTATCAAGCTGAATGAGATTGTAGCACCGGCATTTTACAATGTGTTTTGGGATATTTTAGATGGCAAGCACACCTACTATGATCTGTACGGTGGACGAGGATCCACAAAATCATCTTTTGTAGGCGGCATGATTCCGTTTCAGATGATGCAGGATGCAGAGAATGGCTTAATGTCAAATGCTGTAATCTTTCGGAAAGTCGGTAATACGCTCAGGGAATCTGTGTATGAACAGATTGCATGGGGGATTGACGCACTTGGAGTAAGTGATTTATGGGCTGACAGTTTAAGTCCTATGCAATACGTGTATAAGCCTACTGGACAAAAGATCATATTCAGAGGGCTAGATAAAGCAAAGAAAACAAAGTCCATAAAAGTAAAAAAAGGATACTTTAAGTATCTTTGGTTTGAGGAACTTGATGAGTTTGCAGGCATTGAAGAAATCCGTACAGTTCAACAATCTGTACTTCGTGGTGGGAGCAAATTTGAGGTATTTAAGACATTCAATCCACCGATCAGCCGTAGTAACTGGGCGAACGTGTATGTAGAAGAGCCAAGAGCTGACAGTTACAGGCACAAGAGCGATTATAGATCAGTTCCTGTTGAATGGCTTGGACAGCAATTTATTGATGATGCGGAGCATTTGAGAAAGACAAATCAGAGAGCTTACAACCATGAATATCTTGGCCTTCCTGTTGGACTTGGCACAAATATTTTCGAACTGTTAGAAATTCGAGAAATTACAGATGAAGAGATTCAGAGCTTTCAAAGTATCTACCAGGGGCAGGACTGGGGGTGGTATCCAGATCCTAAAGCATTTCTCCGTGTAGCTTATGTCCCTAACCAGGAAAAAGTTTTTTTATTAGACGAACTTGGAGGCCCCAAGATAAGAAACAAGGAAATGGCTAACCAGATAAAGAAAAAAGGATATGACGATTATCCAATATCTTGCGGAGTTGATGAAGAAGAAAGTATTATTGACTTCCGAGATGCAGGGCTTCCAGCACGTAGGGCCATTGTTACACCGGGAAGCCGCAAATATACTTTTGAGTGGTTACAGTGCCGAACATTAGTCATTGATCCAGCGCGAACGCCTAGAGCATACAAGGAAATTATCAATTATGAACATGAAGTAGATAGCAATGGAGAAGTTATCGCAGATTATCCAGATGGCAACGATCACTGGATAGATTCTCTCAGGTATGCGACAAGTCCATTGTCGATGAGGAGGGGGAACAGTGCATAATGAATAGTAAAGAAAATATATCTAAATGTTTGGAAATTCTGGACAAATTCCAGTTCTTCCAAGGGCAAAGAGCTGGAAGAGAATTGTGGAATGACAAACCAGTAAAGATACAGAACGAAGATATAAAAAATTTCAATAAAGACATAGAGTTTATCAGAAGTGTGCTGAAATCAGCTAATTCAGGTGATTAAATGGGACTTATAACAACACTAAAAAGGTGGTTTAACATGATTTTTAAAAAACAAGCCGAAGAGGATTTTAATATCCAGGCAGCGGAATTTCCAGAAATGGAATCGCTGATTAACCGGTGTGCGAACATATACAGGGGCGTACCAGAGTGGCTAGATGATAAGAATAATATCAAGACAATTAATTTCGCGAAATCTGTCTGCTCAGAGACAGCACGGCTCGCAACGCTGGCGATCGGTATTCAGATAGACAGTTCTGCAAGGGCAACATGGCTTCAGGAGCAAATCGATAAGGTATATTTCCAAATTCGGCACTGGGTGGAATATAGCTGCGCTTATGGAACAGTTTTTATTAAACCAAACGGTGAGAGCCTTGACGTATTCACTCCGGCAGACGTGATGATCGTAGATTACGACAATCAGGAAATAAAGGGGATTATATTCAAGGATTCTTATACTGTTGGACGGAAATACTACACAAGGCTTGAATATCATAGATTTGTTAAAACCACCGTGGATGGCGTGACAACCTATCCGTACTACGTTTCCAACAGGGCTTATGTATCAAAATCCCCTCAGTCAATCGGCGACAGAATCGACCTTAAACAGACCAAATGGGCCGACCTCATGGCAGATACGCCACCGATTCTAAAAGCGAATGGCGAGAAGCTGGACGGGCCGCTATATGGAGTACTGCGTACACCACAGGCGAACAATGTAGATATTAGTGCACCACTTGGACTTCCAATTTTTGCTGAGGCTATCGAAGAACTGAAAGACCTCGACATTGCATACAGCCGTAATGCCGGAGAGATTTTTGATTCTCAGAAGATTGTTCTGGCAGATGATAGACTACTGATGCCAAGCGGTACACCTGTATCAGCCATGTCACCACAGGGCATGGAGAACAGACGGAATGAAATGAACTTACCGCACTTTGTCAAGAATGTGTTCGGGCAGGACGAGAAAGAGTTTTACCAAGAAATCAATCCGCAACTCAACACTGATACCCGTATAAGTGGCATAAACGCCCTTTTAAGCCAGTTGGGATACAAGATTGGATTCTCCAATGGCTACTTTGTTTTTAATGAATCTAGTGGCATTCAGACGGCTACGGGAGTGGAAGCGGAACAGCAGAGGACAGTGCAGTTTATCAAAGACGTTCGAGACAAACTGGAATCCTGCCTGGATGAAGTAATCTACGCACTGAACGTTTACGCTGACTTGTACGGAATTGCGCCTGTTGGAGCTTATGAAGTCAATTATGATTTCGGTGATATCCTGTATGTGCGTGAAAACGACCGTGCACGATGGTGGCAGTATGTGACCACTGGCAAAGTTCCGGCATGGCTGTATTTCGTGAAATTTGAGGGAATGACGAAAGACGAGGCGGTGGCAATGGTCAAAGAAGCTCAGCCAGACGAACCAACATTATTTGGAGATGAGTAGTTATGCTAAGCCCAGAATATTTACGACAGATAACAGAGGGCAGTGAACAAATTGCAGAAGAATTGCACCAGTATATCATCTCTGAGATCGTGTCAAGGATGATGGCAAGAATCGGCAGAGGTGAGGACTATATCCTGACCAATGCCGATGCGTGGAGAATCAGAACGTTACAGGAATCCGGTGAATTGCTAGAGGACATTCTAGCGGAACTATCCAAATACACCAAACGTGAACAGCAGGAACTTCTTGAAGCGTTTGAAGATGCCGGAATCACTGCGATGAACTACGATGATAAGATATACAAGGCGGCAGGATTAAGTCCTGTGCCGCTCGAACAGTCGCCGGCCATGATAAGGCTCATGGAGCGGAATATGCTTGCAACCATGGGCGAGTGGAAGAACTTCACAAGAACCGCCGCAAGCGCTGCTCAAAGACTCTATATCGAGCAGTGCGACCTTGCATATAATCATGTGATGACTGGGTCAGTTGGGTATATGCAAGCCATTAAAGAGGCAGTTAATAACATTATATCAGATGGTGTCACCGTCACATATCCATCCGGCAGAAAAGACACGATCGAAACAGCAGTTGCACGTTCTGTCAGAACTGGTGTGGCACAGGCTACGGGGGATATATCCCTAAAACGTATGGAAGAAATGGACTGGGATTTAGTTCTGGTCAGTGCGCACATGGGAGCCAGAACAGGTGATGGCGGTGAGAATCCGGGAAATCACTCATGGTGGCAAGGTAAGATATACTCTCGTTCTGGCAAGAGTAAGAAATTTCCGCCATTCTCATTGACCGGATATGGGACAGCAAGTGGACTATCAGGAGTCAACTGTCGGCATAGTTTTGGAGCCAGTGACGGGGAATTTAATCCCTACGCAGAATTATCGACAAAGGATAAAGCCGACAAAGGCAAACAGTATGAAAAAGAACAACGGCAACGTACTTACGAGCGAAGAATCCGCAAGACGAAGCGTGAAGTTCTCGGACTGCAAGCAGGAGTTGACAATGCACCGAACGAAAAGGCGAAATTCGCATTGCAACAAGACCTTGACCGGAAGTCTTATCTTTTACAGAAACAAAATGCTGCATATAAGGATTACTGTAAGCAGAACGACCTGAGGGAGCTGCAAGACCGGCTCATGATAGCGAAGTGGAACCGTCAGAACGCCGCAAAAGCCAGAGGAGCGGCGAAACGGTATAAAACAGCAAAGGGGATTGACTGATGAACAGATGGGAATATTACAATCCGAACCCTGCCGGGAATCGAGTCGGAGATTGCGTTGTCCGGGCAATATGCAAAGCAACCGGCTTTGATTGGGAAACGGTATTCGCCGGATTAATGGTACAGGCGTGTGCTCTGTCAGATATGCCAAGCGCCAATTATGTATGGGGATCATATTTAGCGAAGCATGGATTCCACAGAAAGCTTGTGGAGCAGTCAGAGAGGTATATTTATACAGTAAATGACTTCTGCACAGATCATCCGACTGGTACATACATCCTCTGCATAGATGGACATGTGGTAGCAGTACAGAACGGCAAATATTATGATACATGGGATAGTGGTAATGAGATCCCGGTATATTACTTGGAAAAGGAGAATAAATGAGCATATCAGAATTTGTACAGATTTTCCTCTCTATCTGCGGAGGAGTGTCTATTGTCGGGGGAGCGGCAGCCGTAATTTTTAAGTGGATTGCCCCGGCGTTTCGGCTCAATAAGCGAGTAGAGACACTGGAAGAACATGATAGGCGAGATTATGAAAGCCTTCGGAGAATCGCAGAGCGTGATTCATTAATTCTGGAAGTATTATCAACCATGTTGGACAGTCAGATCAACGGCGACAATGCAGAGGAATTAAAAAAAACAAAACAGAAGCTTACAAATTATCTTGCACAGAATCAGCGTTAATTGCATTAATAAGAGGTATGCTCATGAAATTATATGTGTTCACAAAGAAAGATATAGACAGGTTCTTGATAGAGTGTAATTTCACGCCGGACGAAGAAAGACTGTTCCGGTTGAGATGTAAGGAATACACTCTTGAATACTGCGCTGAACAAATGAATGTGAGTATATCTACAGCGAAACGATTAAGCCGCCGAGTAAATAATAAAATAATCAAAGTGTGTTGATACTTTTTAGACACTAATTAGAGCCAGAAACGACCTGTTTCCGGTTCTTTTTTTGTGCAAAAATATAATCAGAAAGGCGGTGTATAAGATGGCATTATATAACAATCCTTATCAATATAGTTTCGGCGTTCCAGGACAGATGAACCAGTTCCAGCAGCCTGTCCAGATGCCGGCCCAGCCAGTACAACAACCTCAGCAGAATAGCAATGGTATCCTGTGGGTATCTGGCGAAGTTGGCGCAAAATCCTATCTGGTAGCGCCCGGGACAAGTGTTTTGCTGATGGATTCAGAATCAGAGAAATTTTACATAAAATCCACAGATGTTTCCGGTATGCCACAGCCATTACGGACGTTTGAGTATCATGAAGTAGGCGCTCAGATGCCGCCTAAACAGCCTGTCCAAAACATGGACAATAAATACGTCACCAGACAGGAATACGACGATTTAAAAGCCAAATGCGAAGCTATAGCAAGTCGTTTAAATTCTTTTTCTGAACCTGTTAGGGCTAATACCACACAGGAATCAGCAGTCAAGGGAGGAAACGCAGATGAGTAATCCATTATTCAATGTCCTCGGCGGTGGAATACCGCAGGGAAACGGACCAATGCAGATGATACAGCAGTTTATGCAGTTTAAGCAGAATTTTAAGGGAGACCCGAAGGAAGAAGTTCAGAAGATGTTACAGTCTGGAAAGATTTCTCAGCAACAGCTTAATCAGGTTCAGCAGATGGCAGGACAGTTTCAGCACATACTAAAAGGAATGAAATAGTACATTACAATCTGGCCAGATTGATGTAAATACACAATAAAGGAGATTATATTATGGATGGAAATTATAGCTTATCAGACATTGCAGCTGCTACTGGAAATGGCAGAAATAATGACGGCATGTTTGGTGGAGATGGTAGCTGGTGGATTATTGTTTTATTCATTTTTGCTTTCTTCGGATGGGGAAACAACGGATGGGGCAATAACGGCAACGGCGGCGGATATACAGCCACAGCAGCTACTCAGGCAGACATTCAGAGAGGATTCGATAACTCCGCAGTAATCAGCAAGCTTGACGGAATCAATAGCGGCCTGTGTGATGGATTCTACGCCATGAACAATGGTATGCTTACCGGATTCAATGGAATCAACACAAATATTATGCAGACTGGTTTCGGCATTCAGCAGGCTATTAATGCCGACACTGTAGCGAATATGCAGAATACAAATGCTTTACAGGCACAGCTTGCAAACTGTTGCTGTGAAACCAGAGAAGCTATCCAGGGCGTGAACTACAACATGGCACAGAACACCTGTGCATTGCAGAACACCATGAACAGCAACACAAGAGACATTATTGACAGTCAGAATGCAGGAACAAGAGCAATTCTTGATTATCTTTGCAACGAAAAGATTTCTAACTTGCAGGCTGAGAACAATGATCTCAGACGTGCCGCTTCTCAGGATCGCCAGAGCGCATTGCTCACAACTGCAATGGCTTCACAGACACAGCAGCTCATTAATGCGATTAATCCGGCACCGATTCCGGCTTACCAGGTACCGAACCCGAACACATATTACGGATGCGGATGTAACACCGGATGTAATTGCTGATAACTTCATATCGAGAGTATCTTTCGATTGATTCGAATGTCGGCTTATGCCGTATTACACAGAGGGGCAGGCTGAGACCTGTCCTTTTGTGATATGAAAGGAGTAAAAATTATGGCAGAATTTACAAGTGTAGCTGCTCAGACTGTAGCAGCAAATGGAAACGTAGTATTTTCAAACACAGCAGTTAAGGGCTCTAATTGCATTCAGCACAGAGAGGGAAGTGGAATTATTACACTGAGAGGACTTACTAACCAGTGCAAAGCGAGATTCTTTGTGGATTTTTCTGGCAATATCGCAATTCCAACAGGCGGTACTGTCGGAGCTATTTCTCTGGCTATTGCAATTTCTGGTGAGCCGGTTCTTTCTTCTCAGATGATCTCCACACCGGCAGCAGTGGACCAGTACAATAATGTGTCCTCTGGTATCTACATTGATGTTCCTCGCGGCTGTTGCGTTAATATCGCAGTAGAAAATACGAGCGATCAGGCGATTTCCGTTGCGAACGCAAACATTGTTGTGACTAGAGAAGCGTAGGAGGTGCAGTTATGAGAGACATTAAAGACTTATGCGCAAGAATTGAAGACGAGCTGTCCAAAATCGCTGACAGTGGGTTGACTACTGGAAATCTGGAAATGACATACAAACTGATTGATATGTACAAAGATATAAAGAACACACAGTACTGGGACAAAAAGGTGGAGTATTACAATACTGTCCTTGATGAGATGCGCAGTGGGTATAACGACAATTACAGCGAACGAGGTCGCAAACATGACAGTATGGGGAGATACAGCCGCAGTGATGGAAGAATGATGTACCCAGACTATGATCGTGGCAACTCTTACGGCGATGAAAGTCGCGACTACGGAACCGGAAGAGGGTACTATAGTCGCTCCGATGGACGAGATGCTTATAGCGACTATATGACACAAAAACAAAGTTATCGATCTGGAAAGTCAGAGGAATGCAAGAGGAAAATGCTTTCCGCACTAGAAAAACACCTAAACGAACTCGCAACAGAATTGAGCGACATGTCCAAAGACGCAGAGTGCCGGGAAGAGCGTGATCTTGTTAAGAGATACGTCGAGAAATTAAGAGATATACTTTGATTCTTGCAAATGTGGGGACAACTTTTTTAAAAGAATGTGATACTATAATCTTGCAAGGCATGGTGAACCTTGTAAGACTTGCTGATTAGAAGTTTTTGCTTTCTTTTTCATTTCATGTCCTCCTTTCTTTTGTGAATATGTCCTTAATAGAAACAGATTTGAGCGGAATCTGGAGGTTGAAAAGCGGGTGCAATTTCCGACATATTCATTAGCCAGTGTGATTGACTGGTGGAACACCTCATCATGAATGAAACAACATCTCCGTGAAAGTCGGATAGTGGTAGGCATAACACGATAAATACCTTGCTAACCCGGGAATCCGGGTTATGTGGAATGTACGCTAGTGGAAAACTGACAGAGTCGCTCTCTGGTCTCCGGTTCGATTCCGGGCGTTCCGCTTTGATTCGGTTAAAATTATGCTGTTTGCTTGCAAGCGGTCTATGATTTGGCTGAATTTATCTCATGAGAAAAGGTTATTGCTCATCCTGTTGTCTGGTGTCCGGATCAAAAAGCATAATGGAATGTAGCTCAGTTGGAAGAGCGGAGGGCGCATAGTCCTTGACGTCGGTGGTTCGAGTCCACCCTTTCCGATTACCCTGCCAGTGGTCTAACTGGCTTAATCCAATACCTGCGGCGGCAGGTCAATAAACACGACCAGGAGGATATATATGCAGAAACTTATTGACACATTAAAATCATTTGGAATCGAAATCCCGGAGGACAAACAGGCAGATGTTAAGAAGGCACTCTCTGAGCATTACAAAAATGCAAAGGAAGTAGCAAAAACTCTGTCGAAAGTCGAGGGTGAACGTGATAGCTGGAAAGTACGTGCTGAGACAGCAGAAGAAACTTTGAAAGGCTTTGACGGTATCGACCCGGCAAACATTCAGACAGAGCTTGCTGGATGGAAGAAAAAAGCCGAGGATGCAGAGAAAGAATTTAATGCAAAAATCTACGACCGTGATTTCTCAGATGCTCTGAAAGCAGCGCTCGATGATGTTAAATTTTCCAGTGAAGCGGCTAAGAGGTCTGTTATGGCAGACATTAAAGAAGCAGGTCTTAAGCTGAAAGACGGTAAAATCCTTGGGCTGAACGATCTGATCGAGCAGATGAAACAGTCTGACGCATCCGCTTTCGTGGATGAATCTCAGCAGCAGGCTCAGCAGAATCAGGCAAGATTTACTACTCACGTTGGACAGCAGCAGACACCGGGAAGCATGACGAAGAAAGATATTGAAGCAATCAAAGACCCGTCCGAGAGACAGGCTGCAATTGCTCAGAATATCCAGTTATTCCAGTGATTTTTTTACACCGACTATACGCCAGAGTATAGTCGCTAACCCAATACCTTAATAATTATGGGTAGAAAGGATTTTTTTATGCCAGCAAAAACAAATCTTATTATGACTAATGATATCCAGGTCACAGCACGTGAGATTGACTTTGTAACCAGATTCGAAAGAAACTGGCAGCACTTACGTGACATTCTGGGTATCATGAGACCTATCAAAAAACAGCCGGGTGCTGTACTGAAATCTAAGTACGCAGAGGGTACTTTACAGAGTGGACTTGTCGGTGAGGGTGAGGAAATTCCTTACAGCAAGTTCACTGTAAAAGAAAAGAACTATGCGGAAATGACTATCGAGAAGTACGCAAAGGCTGTATCTATCGAAGCAATCAAGGATCATGGTTATGAGAACGCTGTTCAGATGACCGATGATGAATTCCTTTTCCAGCTTCAGACTGATGTTACCAGCAGATTCTATGACTATCTGAAAACCGGTACACTTACTTCCACAGAAACCACATTCCAGATGGCTCTGGCAATGGCCAAAGGTCGTGTTGAGAACAAATTCAAACAAATACACAGAAATGTGACTGGCGTTGTTGGATTTGTGAACATTCTGGACGTATATGAATACCTTGGAGCAGCTGAAATCACCATTCAAAACCAGTTCGGCTTCCAGTATATGAAAGACTTCATGGGATTCAATACTATCTTCCTGCTATCTGACAGTGAGATTCCAAGAGGACAGGTTATCGCTACCCCTGTCGAGAACATCGTGCTGTACTATGTAGATCCGAATGAATCTGACTTTGCAAGAGCAGGACTTGTATATACTGTTTCTGGCGAGACAAACCTGATTGGATTCCACACTCAGGGCAACTACCACACAGCAGTGTCCGAAGCGTTCGCAGTAATGGGACTTACTCTTTTTGCAGAGTACATTGACGCAATCGCAGTAATTACCATTGACGAGACACCAACGCTTGGAACTCTGACAGTAACATCTGCGGCAGGGACAGCAAGTGGCGACACAAAAATCACTGTAAATCCAGCTAAAGAAAATGCCAACAACGTATATAAATACAAAGTTGCAGCGGATGCAGTAACTGTCGGATACGGACAGAATCTCAGAAACTGGAGCACTTGGGATGGAAAAGCCGATATCACAGCGGCAACCGGACAGAAGATCACAGTGGTTGAGTGCGATGGAACATACAAGGCGCTGAATGCCGGAAGTGCAAGCGTAACAGCAAAATGATGAATCTGGGAGGTAACTGGCATGGCTTATGCAGATTATAAATTCTATACAGAATCATTCGGCAATGTCGTGCCAGAAATCGACTTTCCGCGGCTGGCAGAAAGAGCCAGTGATTTTGTGGACACAATGACGTTTGACAGGTTGGTGGACGGACTGCCGAAAAATGAACGCTCGCAGAAGCGTATCAAAAAGGCGGTCTGTTCACTGGCTGAATTAATGTATCAGATTGAACTTTCTGAGAAGAATGCTACCAATGCTGCTGTGAGCGGTACGTCAACCGCAATCGGGTCTGGTGGTAGCACGACAGGCATTGTAACATCTGTAAGTTCTGGCAGTGAATCCATTTCTTACGCCACTCCTCAGCAGAAAGCATCGGGCGCAAAGGAATGGAGCGCAGTGTATGCCGCCGCCGGAGATGTACAGAAAACGAACGACTTGCTTCTTAAGACAGCGTTGCCACTTTTGATGGGAGTAAGGACGGATGATGGAATACCAGTATTGTATGCAGGAGTGTAATTGAGATGAATAAAGTAATGTGTTTTTTGACTGGCGGGCATAAATTCAAAAGTCCTGCTGAATCAAAATGTAATGACAAAGAAAAGACTTGTACCATTACGGAAACTTGCTGTAAATGCGGGAAACAGTTTTTATTTACAGGTACATACAAACAGTTTAGTATTCCAGATGTGAGGTGAAAATAATGAAGAAGTTATTTATTTCTCAGCCCATGAGGGGCAAGACAGATGAGGAAATTCTTGCGGTAAGAGAAAAGGCAATTAAAAGCGCAGAGAAGCAGGTTGGTGAACCTGTAGAAGTAATTGATTCTTTCTTCCAGTCAGCACCAGTTGACGCAAAGCCACTCTGGTATCTGGGTGAATCCCTCAAACTTCTGGCAGAAGCTGATGTGGCGTTTTTCGCTAAAGGATGGGACGAAGCCAGAGGATGCAAGATTGAGAATACTTGCGCTATCGAGTATGGCATTGAGACCATTATTGAAGATTATACGGAGGGTTAAAGATGGAAGCATTATTTACAAATGTAACTCTGATTCTGGCAGTAATCAGCGTTCTGGCGTTTTGCGTATCTGTGATTACACAGGTGATTAAAAATGTCGGGTTCCTGTCGAAAATTCCGACAGATGCACTGGTACTTGTACTGTCCATTGGAATTACTGTAGCCGCTTTTGTGGCGTATATGCAGTATATCCACATGACAATCTTGTGGTATATGATTTTAGCTGCTATCATGGCTGGGTTTATTGTGGCGTTTATTTCCATGTTTGGATGGGAGAAGATTACGGAATTATGGAAGCGAACGTCCAAGGTTGATGTGGATAAGCTGAAAAATAAATGATTAAGGAGAGGGTATCATGTATTCATCTAAAATTACACTTTTCAACTATTACGAAAGTGCCACAACTGGAGATGCGTACTGGTATCCTCATGTTTTATCCGGCGTTGACCTCATTACGGACAAGGGAGCAATACTCAAGAAGTACGGACCGGACGCAACAGACAATGCGCAGTTGCACGTCCGATATACCGTCCAGAACGGCGATATAACCATTGCTGATAAGGATGGAAAGATTCTCCCGTGGATACCGCCCAAAGAATGGAAAGGGCAGATTAACAACGCTTTGGAAGACACTATCACATTCTCGGACGAATCATTCTTCTGGGAGGGTGAGTGGACTGGCAGAACGGTAACTGATGGTGATTATCGGAATGGATTCTATCAGTACATGAACGAGAACAAGGATAATGTGTTCAAGATTACCAGTGTAGGCGGTCCATATACACTAATTCCACATTTTGAGATTTTAGGTAAGTGATATGAGTAAAATTCATCATTTTAAAGGATTCTCCGTAGTCGATGGAGATATGAAAATCAAGCTGAATATGGACAGGTTCTCCAGACAGTATCAAGAAGCTCAGTACCTCCTTGACGGAATGGTTATGGACAGTATGGTTTCATTTATGCCGATGATTACAGGGGACTTCATTAACCGAACAAGAATTGAGAGCACATCCTTGCAAGGAACTGGGAAAGTATGTGCTGCGGCAGCTCCTTATGGGCGTTTTCTGTATGAGGGAAAAGGAATGGTTGACGAAGTAACCGGAAGTCCCTACGCAAGACGTGGAGCAAAGAAAGTTCTCGTTAGTCAGTTTTCTGGTCGGACAGCCGCAAAAGAAAATCTTGAATACACCAAACAGGCTCACCCACAGGCACAGGCAAAGTGGTTCGATGCTGCTAAACGACAATACGGTGACACATGGATTCGCAAAGTAAAAGCACAGGCAGGAGGTGGCAGACATGGCAGATAAGCCTATCGGAAAAGATGCAACCGGATACGAGATTCTGACAGATGCCATGAAAGCACTTCTGAACCAGTATCCGGGACTGTATAAAAATGAAACAATCAAATTTGAGGAACTTGGCAAGGAATCAGGAATTGCTTTCTCAGCAGATAACGGGGCGCTGATCTATTCGGAAAAAGAAGATGTTTGCGGTGTGATGCATCAGGTATGCCAGTATCCATTTTATGTAGTATATCGCACGGAATCCGACAAGGAAAGGCAGAAGTTATCTGTTCAGAAGTTCCTTGACAATCTCGGTAAATGGATATGCCGAGAACCAGTTATCATAAATGGCTCTGAGACACGTTTGAATGCGTTTCCAGAGCTTTCACAGGGGCGAGTTATAAAACGTATCACGCGCGATAACTCCTATGGTTTAGAGCCTCAGGAGAGTGGCGTACAGGATTGGCTATTGCCATTATCAGTACGCTACGAAAACACTTATGAAGTAATATAAAAAGTAACAACCGGCTATCAATTGGAGATAGTCGCTAACCTACACAGCCTTTTAAAAGTTATAGGCAGAAAGGACATTTCTATGGCAGTTACAGGCAAAATTGACCGTAAATATATGGCTCATTATATCGACGCAGGCTCCCTCTGTGGAGGACTGACACCGAAATATGAGCGTCTTGGAAAAGATCTGGAAGAGTACAATGTTGAACTCAATCCAGATACTGAAACAGCTAAGAACATTCTTGGAGAATCCACATTCAAACACAATGGCTATGAAGTTTCTTCTGATGCTGATCCGTTTTATGCAGA